AGACCATCGCCTCAATCGGAAAGGTGAGTGCTGAACCCATAGACGCGAACTTGGTTAGGTGTAATACACCATAGCCAGGAACGTCTGCCTTCGGGCTCCTACTCGCCATCACGGCCTCACGAAGGTGAGGATGATGAACGAGGAGGTGCCTTACATGCAGACAAGAGACGCGATCGGAGGCTTCACTCAAGTCGAGCGTAGCCAGGGTTCCATCTTTGGAGCCCTTTCTGGCCATCGCCTGGTTAGGGCGTTGGTCATCTATCCCGATCATGGTCCGAAGATAGTTTGTCTTCGGGATACCCATCCGGATTTCACGGAGTACCGACTGCTGTGCATACTGCATAGCAGTTGGTTCAACCGCGATGATCCGTGGCGTCTTCTGCGTCTTAGGTACCGAAATAACCTTTACAGGAATTTCGGTGCCAGGTTCGAGGATGTCGACGTCTTCCAGATGCTCATAGTACCGAGCATTTGGGAGGAGCATATCCCCAATGGGGAAATACTCATCAAGACGTCTGGGCCAAGTGAATTGCTTGAACTTTGCGTTCCCGCAAAGTCCATCAGCGGTTACACCTGGACCATGTTTAGGGATGTGTCTACCGTAGTAGATCTCACGATCTACGGAGGTAAACAGCCCACTAAACAGAAGAGTGCTGACCCGTTCAAACCAAGCCCATTTTTGGGCTGGGATGAGCTGGTCTGACTCTCTGACATCCTGCTCACATTGGACGTACTGGGCGAAGGCGGCGTCCTCCCTCTCGGGAGTACACTGCAACGCTATCTTTCCGAACATCAGCGTTAGCTGACGAACGGACTGGATAGCTTCAACGTCTGGCGCGTCCAACAACACACCACTAGCCGGATCGAACACACGGCAAAGGAAACCCCAGAACAATTTGGGGAGACCACCCTTCCTCGAAAAACTAAGGAAGAGGTTGTTGCCAACCGACCCGAGGTCAAGACTTCTTTCGAAGTCTTTTCCAAAGGAAGGTAGAGTTATCGTAAGAAACGATAACCCCTCGTGCTCGGTCCGCCTCAGGACAGTTTCATAATCCTGAGAGGCGCTAGTGTAGCACCTGCTTGCGCATTCTTGCGCAAGCGTTTTCCAGAGCAACATTAGGCTTTTCAAAAGCCCTCCTAACTGATCGTTAGAGGATAACTTTTCCTTAGCCCAATGTCTCCGATCCAACGGGCTTGGCCCGCGAGGGGATACTAACCCCCCCGCGGACTTTGCACCGTCGTGTCTGTCCACGGATCTGAATTAGATCTATGGACTTTGACACAGGATCTAGGAAAGTAGAGTACACCCAAGTTCTCTGAGCAACCCTTATGAGGGTCGCTGAAGAAAACAAGGCTCCAAAGAAATCCTGCTATACATAGCAAGACAACCAAGGAGAGTATCTCTACTCGTCTAGCTCTCACCACCAAGCAACTTGGTGATGGCAGCATCCGAAGACGCAGCTAGGAAGGCTTTGTAGCCGTCATAGACTGCTTTCGCCTCCGTATTCGAATAGCCCACAGTGGGCAGATCGAACACGGTGTAAACGGACATCGACACTTCCCGATTGGTATCGGGAATGAAGACGTCCGCGGCGATCTTCGAATGATCCAACCGGAGAACCCGTCGGGTCCTACGCCCGTAGGCGTGGGAGGCCAACAGGTCCACCAGTCCATCAGCACTCGAGTACTTAGACTCGTTTGTCCCGTTTGAAACACGGGGCAACGAGATCGCGGTACCCGAAATGGTGACGGATTGCGGATCTGTGAACATGGGCATTGCTCCTTCTGCTCGATCGAGTCGAGCGATATGTGGTTTTTAGGCAGTGCAAAACCGCCTAATGCTACGATCGTGAAATACCGAGCGCAGCAAGAATGGAGAGCTGGTATGGTGACAAGCCATCCCAACTTACCCCAAATCCAAAGGGGTTAGCCCTAACTCGTGTCTTCGACTCTGTTACGAGTCGAATTGGAGCGAGCGGTATAGGTTTTCCTCCTTGAAGGAGGTCCTTTACCGAGTACGTCACACTATGGGTAGTATGTTCCATAATGTAACCGTACTGCATAACCAGGCCCTGGCTCAGCGCATCAGAGACATTAGAAAGTACGTCTCCAACATTGCTGAACCAGTCGACGACCCAGGACCAGGGAGCGAGTTCCCAGAGCACATCTGGCGTTAGCGAAATGCCGAACAACTTGTCGGCCTCCGCTGCCAGAGTCGCGGTTCCCTCTCGACTTGTCGAGTTGAGAGGTATACCGTAACTAAATGCTCCAGAGAACCAGGTATCCGTCTGTTTCACAACAGACTTTACCAAC